AAGACACGGGTGCTAGTTCAATAATATTTGACGATGGTGAAATCATATTTAACTCAAATACGGGGCTAACCGTAGACGTTGATTTTGTGCCAACTGAAATCGCTAGAATAAATACGACTGGCGTAGGCATAGGAACAACAAGCCCACAATATGGATTAGACGTAAGCGGAAACAAGTACCGAGTTAATATTGGTGATAGTTCTACTAGAGGGGAGATATGGTTTAACCAAACATATGCGGCGATTACCTCAGATAGTACACAGACAAGGATAGAGGGTAGAACAGGTCATTCATACACTTTGGGAACTTGGCATATAGGTGGTTCTAGTTGGGGCGCGGGACTTTTAATGGTTACTTCTAAAAATGGTCTTGATGCTTTTAACATCACAATGAACCATGATGAAGTAGCACAAAGTATCGACCTTTCCAACGGACAAACTGCCGATGCATTTCAAATAAATTCCTACGGTAATACGGGTGGAGATTTGTTTAGGGTGGAAGCTGATGGTGCTTTAACACTTGCAAGTACTACTCACGTAATTGGTGACGGTTCAGGTGGTGGTAGAATAGATTTTAGGTCAGCAGGTTTTGGTTCGTATATTGAAAGTAACGGATATGACATTAAAATAAGAGGTCGAGCAGCCAATGGAGGTGGGGTTTTGCTTGGCGGCACATCATCAGCAACAGACTTAGAGATAAGCCGTGACAGGTATGTTAAGTTTTACAATATAGGTACACCAACAAGTCCTGACAACGGTGCAATGTGGTACGATGGAACAGATTTCAAGGTTAGGCTTGGAGGTGTTACAAGGACATTACAAGTAGTATAATAAAATGATACAATTTTTAACAACAGTAAAAACAAAAAGCGAGGTTTTAGTCGACGCTAAGACTGGCGAACAAGCTATCCTAAACAATGGGATATTCAACGCAACGTACACCGATAGCGGATTGATAGTAAAGGGTGCGTATTATTATTTAGTTCTTGCAAAAGATGAAAACGGTGATGTAATTCAGGACGAGGACGGTAACGACACTTACACTCAAGTAATCTTGAATTGGAATAGCAGCAAGTCTTTATCATGGGCAGAGGTTAATGCTCTTTATGCAGCATTAGATATTAACTATCCAACTGACCCAACACAAGAAGATATAGTTAAAGCTAATTTAACGGCTGGCTTGCTTTATTTGACTCAGCAAGATGCACAATATGGCACAACCGCAAATGATTGGCAAGTATGATAACGACAACGGATAAGCAAAAAAAGACTTTAAAAGGGCTAGAAAAGCAACTAGCGGAACTACAAGCGAAAGCCAACCAGATAAACGGTGTACGATCTGCGTACATTACTGCAATACTAGAAGGTGCTGATGTAGATTCGGATAAGCAATACGAATTAGACACGCAGTACAATCTAGTAGAGAAAGAAGAAGAAATAGAGTAATGAAGATACTAGGGCTAGAAATCACGAGAGCAGAAAAGCGGCAAGCAAGCCAACTCAATCCATATTATAATAGTTTTTATGGATATGGGTTTGGTACGTCAAGTGTTGATATTGATTCAGTAAGCGGCATTGCAAGCTGGAATAGATGCTCACAGATTCTAGCTGGTACTATTTCGGGACTCCCTAAACATTTAGTTGAGACAACCGAAAACGATAGAAAGACAATCTACGATAACCCAAGTGTGCCGTTGATTACTGACATGGCTAATCAAAACATGAATAGCTACAACTGGCACGAGTACATGATGCAGTCGGTAATTAATTACGGCAACGGGTATAGCTTAATCCGCAGAAATGCACAATATCAGCCTATAGGTTTATCCATAGTACATCCAGATAATGTTACTGTCTATGTGTATGATGATGCGGTAGTTTATGAAGTGCAGTATCAAGAAAAAGGTACTATCAAGGTGCTATACGAAGATATGTATCACATTAAAGGGTTGAGCCACAACGGATATGTGGGTATAAACCCAATCCAAGCCTATAAAAACCAACTTGGGGCTACTATTTCAGCCCAGAAATACGGCAAAAATAGCTATGATAAAGGCTTTTTGAGTAGTGGTTATTTGGAGTTAGAAGGCAGCTTAAACGAGGAAACTAAGCGAAATTTGCGAGAAAATTGGGCAAATGTTAGTTTGGGTGCGGACAATATGGGGACTCCCGTGCTTGATAAAGGTCAAAAGTACGTCCCATTAAAAATGAACCACCAGGATGCTCAATACCTGGATGACAGAAAGTTCCAAAAGGCAGAAATAGCTACAATGTTAGGCGTACCGACTCACTTAGTGAATGAGATGGGCGACGCCAAGTATAACAACGTTGAAAATACCAACACTCAATTTGTTCAGTATACAATAATGAACTATGTACACAAGTTTGAGGAAGAAAATAAGAAGTTACTGCGAGAAGATCAACGCATGAGATACAAATGGCGTTATGACGTAAATGGATTGATGCGAGGTGACATGGCTGCACGTGGTGAGTTCTACGCAAAAGGCATCCAGAACAGTTGGTTAAAGCCTAGCGAAGCGAGAAACTTTGAAGATTTGCAAGGTGGTATTGATGACTACCTATTGAGTATAAATAACCAAGTACCTTTTAACGAAAGAGACGATTATAAACCTAATAATGGAGGGGGAAATGAGTAATACAGAAAAAAGAGCGTATGAAAGCGCAATAGAAATACGAATGAACGAGGACGGCACGGAAAGCCGTACAATTACTGGCTACGGTGCAGTATTCAACAAATGGTCTAGTAATTTAGGCTGGTTTCGTGAGAAAATGGAGCGAACTGCATTTGATAACGTAGATATGTCAGGTGTGATTGCGACATTCAACCATGACTTCAACAACGTGCTGGCACGAGCAGATTCTGACACTTTACGGTTGTCGGTTGATGATTACGGTCTGAGATACGAATTCGAAGCACCTAATACAACGGCTGGCAATGATTTGTTAGAAAATGTTAGAGTAGGCAATGTAAAGGGGTCTAGTTTCATGTTCACAGTATCAGAAAGCGGAACGGAATGGAAAAAGGGCGAAGATGGAATGGACGAGCGTACTATCAAGCAAGTTGAAAGGCTTATTGAGTTAGGACCAGTAACAGTTCCAGCCTACCCAGATACAACGGTAGCAAAAAGAGATTTAGAATCAGCGAAAGAAGCTGAGAAAAAAGAAGATATGCGGTCTGTAACGGATACAGAACGCAAATACAAACAATTAAGAGCGAAAATTTAAATGAAAAATTCAAAACAACTACGTGAGGAGCGATCAACAGTTGATAGCCAGATCACGGAATTACGCAAGAAATACGAAGGTTCAGAAATGACCGAAGCAGATGCAACGGAATTTGACAACCTAGTAGAGCGTATGGAAACACTTTCTGATGACATTGAAAAGGCAGAAAAGAGAGAAGCAGCAATTAAAGATGTTGCAAGCCGACAAGGTCAAAACTTCAACCCAGCACAAGGTACTCAAGAAACTAGCAAAGATGAAAACACTATGCTACGTTCTTTTGACATGGGCAAAGCGGTTAGAGACTTGGCTAAAAAAGGACGTTTGGATGGAGCAGAAGCAGAGTTAATTGGCGAAGGTGTTAACGAAGCACGTGAAGCTGGTATTCAGTCTGGCGGTCTACGAATTGTAATCCCTAGCAAGTATACTGAGAAACGTACCGACATTGACCAAACTACTTCGGCTATCCAGCCAGTAACTGTTGGACGTTATACTGAAGCACTTCGTGAGAATGCGGTTTACGCTAACGTGCCAGGTATCAATGTTTATACTGGTTTGTCAGGTGACATGAAGTTGCCAGTTACTGCAAAGCAAACACTTGCTTGGGCAACGGCTGAGAATAGTGCTGCTGCTGATGGTGGGGCTAACTTCACTAAGGACACACTAGCACCAGTACGTTTGACTGGATATGTTGACGTTTCTAATCGAGTTCTAGCACAAAATGGAACTGCTGCAATGAACGCAGTAATGACTGACCTAGGTCGTTCAGAAGCGGAATTAATCAACACGGCTATGTTCTCAACTGCATCAGTAGCAAACGCACCAGGCGCACTAGCTGCAACTTCTGGAGTATTGACATTTACTGAGGAGGCTGCACACTCTTATGGTGTATCAGTACCAAAGGATTTGTTGAGTGCAATGCGAACCGTAGCTAACGATCACGGATTGACAGGAAACCATTCTTACATTCTATCAACTGAGTTAATTGCTGACGCATTAGCTGGTGTTAATGTAGCTGGTATCACTCCAACAATCACAGAGGGTGGTTACAACAGATACACAATTAACGGAATGAACGCATTCTTTACAACTGGAGCGACTAAGGTAGCAGGCACAAGCGGAGATGGTATATTCGGTGACTTCTCAAGAGTTCACTTTGGACGTTGGGGTGGTCTGAACATCTTAGTTGATCCGTACACGGTAGCAGGAAATGACCAAGTTCGATTGGTAGTTAACTCTAACGTTGACTGGTCACTTGTACAAGGTGCTGCATTTGTTAAATTCACTTCATTGACATAATATGAAGGTATTAGCAAAACATCCATTGTTTCAATTTGGTATCCAAGCCTATAAAGGTGCGGAAGCGGAAGTATCTGACAAGCTAGGCAAAGAACTAGTAGAGTTAGGATTTGCTACCGAAATAAAAGCTGAAAAGAAGCAAGGTAGAAGAGCGAAAACTGAGAAGTAGGTAATAAATGTGATGGGGGTAGCCCTTAGGGGTTGCCCCTTATTTTAAAGCGATATGAGAATAGTAAGAACACAGAAGCCAGCAGGGTTAGCGATAGGATTAGAAGCCGTTAAAACGCATCTAAGGCTATTGGGGTATGACGATGAAAATAGCCTAGTGGCTAGCTATGTTGATTCGGCTTGTGAGTTCATATTCCAACGTACTTGGAAAGTTGTACAAAGTGCAAGCTATACGGCTTATCTGGATGACTGGAATAATTACAACGGAGAATATAGCTACAATCACCACTATTACCGAGATTACCGCAATTACAAAGATGATTGTGACATAAAAATAAAAATGCACCCAGTAACGTCACTTGATAGTATTAAATACTACGATGCTGATGGAGTGCAACAGACGATGGTTGATGGTACGGATTACTTCTATTCAATCAATGGCAACTTTGCGAGGATAAAGTTTTTAGAAAAACCAACCTTGCAAGATAACCGATACGATGCGATAGAGATAGCGTTCACGGCTGGATATTTGAACCAATTTGACATTCCAGATGACTTAATTCATTGCTTAAAGATATTGGTAGCGGATTCGTTCAACAATCGAAATAGCCAAACGGCTGGAATGAGCGTGAACGAGAACAAGATACCACAGAGCGTTGACATGATACTAGCGAATAACAGTTTAAAAGACTTTGGCTAATGTGGGACATTGGTAGATATACACGGCTAGTTACAATTATGCGACCAACGGTGACAAGCGATGCGAGTCATGCGCCCGTTGAGACATTTGCCGAGTGGCAGAAATGCTACATGAGCAAGCAAGATAAAAGAGTGTCTGAGGGCATGGAACAAGACAAGAATACTGGCGATAGATAT